ATGCGCATTGCCATTCTTCAGCGTGACCCGGTCATGCGTCAGTCCATCGAAACAGTTCTTCTCAGCGCGGGCCATACGTGCATGGCCTACGACGACGGCCTTGCCATGTCGAAAGCGCTCGCCCGTTCCACCGTGGATCTGCTGGTGCTGGACTGGCACGGCACGCGCCTGTCCGGTGCGGAGGTGCTGAGGTCGGTGCGGGCGGTCGGCGGCGACCGGTTGCCGGTCATCTTCGCCTCGCGGGAGACGTCGGAGGAAAGCATGGTGCGAGCCCTCTCCGGCGGCGCGGACGATTACGTCGCGTTGCCGCTGCGCCCAGCCGAGTTCCGGGAGCGCGTCGGAGCGCTGCTGCGGCGCGCGTATCCCGATCGCTCCAGCTTGGCGAGTTTCGACGTGGGGCCGTACCATTTCGACATTTCCCGTCGCCCGCAAAGCCTTATCCAGCAAGGGCTGTTTAATATTTGTTCAAAATTCGTTCAAAACTCCCAGCGCTGATTCGCTGCGCTCGGAGAATGGTCTATAGGAGCTGGGGGGCCTGCTCCGCGAATCTGATTGGTGTGCGTCGTCGTCCCGGGCAAGTGGCGACCTTCGTCGGTCTCTTTGCCCGGCCCCTGGGATGTCTACTCCGCCAGAAACCGGCCATTGAGCTTCGCGAGTGTACGTGGCGTTGCTTCATCGGCCACTCCGCGCGTGATAGAGACTACAGAACGGCGGGCTCTGAGATTTCCTATCATTTTCACGGGCCGGAAATCGATCGCTACACCAATATCGCGCTGCCGCATCGACGACCCCGCATTCCGTTGTGTGAAAGGGGCAAAGTAGGGTTATCGATAATGATGAATTCCTTATTCGAATTGGGTTAGCCCTCGTAAACAACTTGCCCTATAGTCTGAACAAACACGATTCTTTGGTTGAGCGGGGAGCAAACCATGACAACCACCTTTAAATGCATAGCTAAACGCATGACCGGAGGCCAGCGGCACGAGCACGTCAGCCAGCTCTGGTGGCTAAAGTGTATCGATGGTCGCGAAACAACTGAAGCTGGCAGCTCAACTCGAGATCAGATGGTCTCGTTCATTGAGAAAAATGGAAATACGTCTGTTTGGTGTCCAGACCAAGATCCAAAACGTCAGAGCGCATGGGTACACGTGAATCATAATGGACCAAATAAATACGTCCAGACTGTTGCGGATGGACGTTGGACTGACAATCTCTTAGCGCTACCGGATCGGTAGAGGAAGCGATCACCGCTCTTGAGTTAGAGCAAGACAACCGGTCGCAGGCACATATCGTTTCAAAGACCAATTGCTACGTCAACGGCCACTCGACCACCGATGATGCGAATGGCGTCGTCGGCTGAACCGCCATTGGCAAACGCTCGGTTCCACGATAGCTCTAAGCCATGGCATTAATATCAATGCCTCAGTATTTCCCTGAAATATTGGGTTTTTCTTGCACGAACCAATTTAACGAATGTGTTAAGAAACAAAAATGGGGAGCTATAAGTGATCATCTGCATCAACCGTCTCAAGCACTTCGGGATCTTCACCGACTTCAATGGCACGCAGGTCCAGAAATTCGGCAAGTACAATCTGGTCTATGGTTGGAACGGAACGGGGAAATCAACCCTATCGAATCTATTCTCGTGCCTTGAGCTTCGCTCACTGATTCCCCGTTTCAGCACGGCTCAGTTCTTAATCGCTTTAGAAGATGGCTCGACCATCACGGAAACGACGCTTCCCTCATCACAATTGAATATTCAGGTATTCAATCAACGTTTCATTCACGAGAACATTGATTGGGATAAATCTGTAAAAAGCATTCTTCTCATTGCAAAAGAGAAGATTGATGATTTGCAGAAGTTAGAGAAATTGAAGGGCGAGCTCCAATCAAAGAAGAAGTCCCACGACGAAAAGCTAGGCGACGTCAAGAAACAACGTGAAGCATTGGAGAAGTTCCTGACCAATGCCGCAAAGAAAATGAAGCTGGGACTTCAGGCAATTGATACGAGCGACAGCTACTATCTGAATTATGACCGTCGCAAGCTCTCCACTTTCATTCAGAACAACGGCGATGCAATTGCTAAGGCTGAGTCGGTTCTTCCAGATGAAAAGGTTATTGACTTGACGAATGCCGCCAAGCCCGACCAGCTTCCAAGCATCGTCTTCGCCTCAACGGCCATTGAACCGGACTACTTTAAGAAGGCTGCGGGTCGCATCAGGGACCTGATTGGAACGACAGCAGTCAACCAGGCTGTCCAGCGGCTGACGGACAACCCCGACATCCGCGATTGGGTTCAAACCGGCTTGGAAATCCATAAGCACCATGACTCACAATCCTGCGAGTTCTGTGGCTCACCATTGACTCAGCTTCGTGTTGAAGCACTTGCCGCCCACTTCAGCAAAGAATTCACGGATTTTCAGAACCGGCTTCAGAGTGCCGCGACTTGGATTGAGTCTCAAGGTGCTCCAGCCAATCGGTTGCCCGCAGCGACGGAGTGCTATAAAGAGTTCTCGGCTGATTCAGAGACGCTTCAGGAAGAGTATATATCTGCTGCTGAGAAGATCGATCAGCAGATTGAAGGATGGAGGGAAGCACTGAAAGCCAAAATCAAAGACCCTGCAAGAATAGACATTCAGATTTCGGATGTGAATGAAGAGGACGTCACGAGGTTCAATAATATCCTCAAATCCGTCGTTGAGCTCGTCAGCAAGCACAACAATAAAACTTCAAATTTCAAAGCTGAAACCTCAAAAAGCAAGGTGGCACTAGAGCTTCACTTTGCTGCGGCCGAGGTGCAAGAGTTTGACTATGCAGGAAGTGAGAAGAAATGCAATGATCTTGAGACTGAGGTAAAGAATGACTACAAGGAAATTGAAAAACTCGGTCAAGAGGTCGGAGAGATAGAGGCGCTGCTCTCAAACGAGACGGTTGGGGCAAATGAATTCAATGACATCTTACATCGCTTCATTGGCCGCTCTGAGCTTTGCCTGAACTTTAATCAAAAGAAAAAGGGCTATGAGATCATCCGAAACGGGGTGGGTGAACATGATGGGAATTTGAGCGAAGGTGAGAAGACTGCGATTGCATTTGTCTACTTCATCACGAAGCTCAAAGAAAACGGAAACAACATCAAGGACACGATTGTCGTCGTTGATGATCCGGTTTCAAGCTTTGACTCAAATCACTTGTTTCACGCCTACTCGTTTCTGAGAACTCAATGCACGGAAGCCAAGCAGCTTTTTGTACTGACTCACAACTTCACGTACTTCAAGTTAGTGAGAGACTGGTTTGCTGGAACAAACCGGAATAGGATTGCCAAGGACAAACCGGAGAATTGCTTCTTCTATCGCCTAGATGCGCCGCCTGGTTCACCTCGCCACTCTTTGCTTGTGGACGCCGATGACTCTCTGAAAAATTACGGTTCGGAGTATCACTACATCTTTAAGAAGCTATATGAATACAGGACACATACGACTCTTAACAGAGATGAAGCCTTTTTGACTGCTAACCTCGCTCGCAAGCTCATTGAGTCATTCTTTACCTTCAAGTACCCGAAACGGCGAAGCGACATTAGTCAGTTGATGGATGTTGGGCTAAAGGATTGCACGATAACGACATCGGAACTCAAAGAAAAAATATACCGTTTCATCAACAAATATTCGCATAGCGATGTGATTGAAATCACTGAGGAATCGGCAGAGAACTTGGCAGGTGAAAGCCATAATGTGATCGGAAACATCTTTCAATGGATGGAAGAGGCAGACAAGAAGCACTATGACGAAATGGTTCAAGTTGCGAATGCAACTTAAAATCTATGCTTTCGAAAAGAGCTGCCCGAGGGAGCCTTTTTGTCGAGGAAGCTACGGGACGGCACACGCGCAAAGTTCGACGTGCCGGACGCGCACGTAGCGAACGGCTGCTATGACCGTACAACAGCCTCAGCTTCGCGGTATGTCGGCCGGATGCTTTAGGTCGAATTGGGACCTTTGGTTGAAGCACGACTAAGGCCCATGCATGACGCATCGATTTGCGCGGGATACCAGCGCTGCGCACCCCAGTCACCTTGTGTTGATCTTCACCTTCAGCGGTTCAAGGCCACGCGAATTTGCATACAGGTCAGCAACCGCGTCTGTCATATGTCCGAGTAGCGCTTTGGTGTCGACACCGCCCTGTTCCATGTAAAGTCGTTTCGTCAGACTGCGCATTTCGTGGAAGGTTGGCGCGTCGTCGCCCGTCACGCCGGCGAGGTCGCGCGCTTCCTTGAACTTCGACGTAAAAGTCTTGATCTTGATCGGCGCGCCTTTAGGCGCGTTTACGTTTGGCCTGATGTGGTGGATCAGGTATTTGCTTACGATCCCTGTCGACCTGCAGCGCGCGATTACATCGGCGAGCGACATGCCGAGCACGTCCATGCGGAGTTCAAGCGGGATCGCGATGCGCACGCCCGTCTTGCCGCGCGTCAGCACAGCATGGCCGTCCTGTTGGAAGCCGCGCTCCCAGCGTGCTACCGTGGAACGGTCCTGCCCGGAAACGAGCGCCAGCAGCATCGCATTTTGCAGCCATAGCGCAACCTGAGGAGCCTTTTCGTAGATTGCCTGGAACTCCTCGAACGTCAGTCGTCGGCGCTTCACCGTAACCTTCGCTTTCTCGGTCGCGTCGGCCGGGTTCTTGTCCATCCAGCCAAGTGCCATCCCCCGGCGACACACGGCGCGCATACGACTGCGGATGTGAACAGCCCATTGCATTTTGCCGCGCGCTTCGACCTTCTCCAGCATGTCAGCGACGTGTTTCGTCGTCAGGGCCGCGCATGGAATATTCCCGATCTCGTCGCGAATCGCAGAATCCACGTACTTCCTGTGGCGCACCGTCTCGGGCTTTGCCTTGCCAACGGGCATCTTGTCCAATAGATCGCCGATAGTCTCGCGCGGCGTGTCCAGCCGCTCGGCAAGGCTCTTTGTTACTTTGCCGGCTACTGCCTTGGCGTTCGCCTCCTGCGCTTCAAAGATCGCAAGTGCAAGGTCGATGCGCCCGAGGACATACGTTTTCCCGTCACGCGGGTCGCGCCAGGTGTAATAGCCGGGGCGTGGTTCGTGCATGTTGGCCGGCCAGCTGGCGCGGCGCCGAATGCGTGGTCGTGCTGCCATAGTTATTGTGGAATTCGTTGTGCAAGGCGCGGGCGAACCGTGCCGTCCTGAAAGACCGCGTTCTGTTCGACGTAGTAAGAGCGGCCGACCTTGACCGGCGCGGGAAAGATCTTTCCCGCGTTGATCCAAAGGCGCGCTGTGCGGATCGCCGGCGGAGGATCGAACTCGCGTTTCAGCCACTCATCCAGCCTGATTTTCATTTCACCTCCCAAGGTTTGTGCATGGTTTCGAGAATTTGTTGTGCTGCTGCGGTCAACCGGCTGGCACGATCGCTGCCGATCAGGTCAAGCGGCATTGGTCACCTCGGCGTGCCCAGGCAAATTATTAACAGGTAGTGGTCTAACGTGCCCGGTCTTCAGATTGACGAACGCGCCGCACCAGCTGAGCCGCCCATGGCGGAAAAACTCCCACAGAATCCCGAGCGCCGGCGTCACGATCGCCTGATTGATGAAAAGCTCCTGCCGCTCGAGCGCTTCGGCGAGTCCGCAACTCGGCGTGTCATCCTCCGGTACCGTCGTATCGATCAATTCCGGCAGCACGTCGTACGGCCAGCGCAGCGATGCACTGCCTTCGCATTGGGCCGGTCGGCTCGACCCGAAGATCACCTGACCGTCGCTCGCGCGATTGCCGAGATCCATCACGTATGTCGCGGTGCTCTTCAACGTCTTTGCCAGCTTCGCGCGTGCCGCCGCGCTGTCGACGCACACGATCGCGATGCCGGGCCCAACGTGGACCAGTTCGTCGGCGCCGGCGTGTTTCGGTCGCGCGTGCCAGTCGAGACCAAAGAATGCGTTCAGCCGATGAACGAGCACCGCGCTCTTGTACTGCCCCACATCTGCCGGGCTGAACAGCTGCCGGCCGATGTTTGCGTCGCTAACCGTATCGCCGTCGAACGCGGTCACGTGCAAGCCCGGATGCCCGAGTGCGGTGAGCGCATGATTCAATCTCGCGAGGCCAGTGAGCATCTGGGAGCCGTTGCCGCCGCAGCCGATCAGTGCGACATTCACGCGGCGATCGAGAAAGTGGGCGGGGGTAATGTGCGTCATGTCTTTCTCCACCACAGGGGACCGAGATCGCGCCCGATGAACGCGGCGCACTCGGAAATCGCTCGACGCATCGCACGGCGTCGTTCAGCGCAATCCCAGTCGGGCAGCCTCTCGACGTCGATGTCGTCATGCGTGAAGATCCGCATCGAGCCAACGCCCGCTATCGCGGCGACATACGCGTCGTAATGGCTAACATCGATGCGGGCCGCGGCTGCCAGTTCTGCCGCGTCCGAGTCGCTCTGCAGCGGAGCGAACAGTCTCCACGGTGCGTCGGCGACGTGGCGCGGGCGGACGTGCACGACCTCAAGCTCGCGCACGAAGTAACGGCGCGATTCCCAGTTCGCAGCGCGTGCCGCGTATTGAGCAATGTCCAGGTCGTTCACGCCGGCTCCGCGACCTTGAAAATGGCGTCGGCCGGAACCTTCAGCGGCACGAACATGCCGAGCACGCAGAGACGGAATGCAACGCTTGGGGTTCCGCCTTCGCCGAGGCCGCCGAGGACGCCCGAAATCTTCACTTCGCCGGCATCGTCGGCGTCATCCTGTGCGCTAAAGTACGCCGCACCGTCGCCGTGACTGTGGATATCGATCGCGAGGCTCTCGTGCGCCTCGAGCAGCGGCCGGTCGAAGGTGATCGACCCGGGCGTTGCGCTCGAGACGTGCAGCGCCTTGTATGCGAGTTGCTGCTTCTGCTGGTCCCACACAATCCAGGCGGCATGCTCATTCGGCAGAGACTCGCGCGCCTCCTCGGCAAACGCCTGCAGGAATGGCAACGCGGCGCCGAGACGGCCGAACGCGAGTTCGATCTTCGGTTCGATGTCGCCGTAGGGCGGTCGCGGGCCCGCATCGTTATGTTTGGCAAGTTGCTGTATCACGTGCAGCCAGGGGCGGCGCACTTCGATGAATACGCCTTGCGCGGTCATGAGAAAGCGGTGACCGACGTCCGTCAGCGGGGCAAACTTCGCATGCTTTGGCACGGCAACTGTCGGCGCGCTGTCGAACAGTGCGACATCGAGTGGCAGGTTTTCATCGTTCTCGTCTGCGGCGATCGCGCGCGGCTTCGCACGGGCCAGTTCATCCGCGACGCCTTGCGAGAATTGCTCGAGTGCGCCGGCGATGCTTTTCAGACCTTCCTGCGTTGCGCTCTGGAATGCGGTGAGCAACTTTTCCATGATTCAATCCTTTTCGGTAAGGGCGTTGACGACATCCGCGACCGTGCGTGCCGTGTCAACCAGCTGGTGGAGAGGAAATTCGGCGCCGTCGAGAAGGTCCAGCCACAGGCGCACGGCACCGCCGCGTCTGCGAATCAGCCTGTCGGTGTTCGCATGCGTGAACCGGCTGCGAAAGAACGCATCTTCGTAAGGCTTGATGCTGTCGCTGTTGATTGCATCGGGCGTGTCGACATTGCCCGTGCAGATCTGTCCGGTTTCCCACACGTTGAAATAGGGTGCCCGATACAGCTTCGTAGCTGCCCCGGGTCGCTCGTCGTTGCGCAGTGCGAATACAGACCAGCTACGCTTGTTCACGATGAACAGCAGTGGCGGGTGGTTGCATTCGCCGGACCGGTTGCCGAGCTTGCCGTCAGCTTCAAACCAGACGCGACGTTTGCCGGCGGGCACCCACCACGCGAGCAGATTCGGCGCGAAATAGACAACGCGCTCGTGAACGAAACCGCGGTACGTGGTGCGCCTGGCCGCCAGTTCCGCAAAATCCGCAAGACTTTCGAGCGTCATCGGCACGCCCGGCAGCAATACAGGTCGATCGTTCACGACGCGTGCTGCGTGTTGGGTCGCATAGACCTCTCCGCTTGCTGAGCGGTAAAAGAGCAGCGCGGCGTCGAGCTCGAGGTCAACGTTTCCGCGGTGATGAATAGCGACATCGTTCATGCGAACACCCGTACAAGAGTTCGTTGCTGTTCGAATTCCATTGAGGCGAGCAGATCGAGCACGCGTTCCGCGGCGCGCGCCAGCATCGCGGTCGCTCGCATCTGCTGCAGCCACGTGGAAATCGAGTGGTCAGAAAGGCGCAGGCCGGTAACGGACGCCGCCGGGATGTGGTCGCCCTCGGCGGCGTAGTGACCGTAGTCGTCGATGATCCGGCCGACCGAATCGTCTTCCGACCAGCGGACTATCAACGAGAAATCGACAAGCTCGGCACCGGCGTCGGGCGAGGACAGGTCGGCAAACGGGCCGGACCACTGCAGCACCTGCCACAACTCGTCGAGCGCCTTAACGACGGCCTGCGCAAATGCGTCGGGTTTTGCGGCCCGCTCAACCTGCGCACGGGATAGCGCACGTTTGGGCCGGCGAACCCATCGCGGCATCCGGCCATAGATCTGCCTGGCCGTGACGAACTCGTTGTTGGCGAGAAGCTCTTCCTTCGAGCTGGCGCCATATACCGCCAACGCTTCGTCGATCGCATCTTCTTCGTTGTCGTAGCCCTGCCAGTAGGTGTACTCGGCGATGCTGATGGCCACGCGCGTTGTGCACACGAGCGGGAGCAGATCGAGCACGTCGTACAGCGCAGCTAGCACGGTTTGACCAAGTCCCCGGCGCAGACTTTCGAGATATTCGATCGCGGGGCCCACACATACCTGCGTGCAACTGAACGGACCTTGCTGCGTGCCGATCAGTGCCCACACCGCATCCGGATCGGTCTCGCGCGAGCTTTGCCAATAGAACCCGTCGAGGGCGCGGTGCTGGTCCTGTTCGATGCGAAGATTCCAGTCGAAGCGGGTCAGTTGCCCAGTGATTTCGCGCCAGTTCCGTGTCAATGCTTTCGAGCAAAGCGCGATTTCCGACGATGGTCGGCGCGCGAGATCCGCTTCGGTGATGACACCGTTGTCGAGCAGCGCGAGCGCGAAGGGGCGCGTGAACGCGTCACCGCTCTGCACCGTGTACCGGGACGGGATGCCGTCGAGCGACGGCAAGGCGAGAGCTGAGAAACTCATGGCAGCACCGGCATCTGTTCGTGTGGCACCTGTAGTCGCGGGCCGGCGCTGCGGCCGGTCACGATCTCGCGCAGGTTCCGGACAAGCTGGCCGCCGAGCGCGTCGCTCGCAATGGCCGGAATATCCGGTCCGCAGAGCGTGCCGCGCTGCAATTCGAGGCGCAACTGTTCAAGCGTCATGGCGGTTACCCTGCGTACCGGGCGAACAGCGCGCCGACGAATACGATTTCTTCATCGAGAAGTGGACATACATGCGCGCTCGCGAAGCGGTCGAGTTCCTGCAGGTATGTGCGGATCGCCAGCGGGAGATTCCTGCTCGAATCCAGCAGCACGCCGATTTTCGAGCGCACGTCCAGCTGCTCGTCCGGCGCGCCTTTCGTACCAACGGCGCGGCGGAACGTGAACACGTTCCTGCTGCCGATGACGTCGGGGCCCTCTATCTCAGCATTGACGATTTCCGGATAGGTGTTCGCGTAGAAGTCGCGAACCTGCGCGAGCGTGAACGCGGGTGAGGGGTCGGTCAACCTGGCGCCGTTGTAGCGAAATTCCCGTGCGAGTGCTTCGGTTTGCATCTGCCCGCTCCTCAGAAAAGATCGACCGCGTCAGCGCCGGCTGCGGCGCTTGCGGGATCGGCTGCAGGCATGGCCGAGCTGTCGGTCGTGGGCTGGTGCGGCGTTGCGCTGCTTGCGTCAATGTCCATGCCGGGAATCGAGGTCTGACGCGGATCGACCGGCGGCAATTCCTCGGCTGCAGCGTCATTCGTTGCCGGCGGGTGCCTGGCGTCGGCGCTCTCGTTCGACTCGCTGCGCGCCTTGCGACTTGGCTTGCCCCTGGTCGTCGCAGGTGCTGGCAGTGCGGGCGTCGATTTCGTGGCGCCGTTAGCCGCGCTCGCCGCGCGTGCCTGGTCGAGCACCGATTGCGTGCTCGGTTCATAGATCGCGACGGCCTCGGCGAAATCGCGATCGAGGTCGTCGGGAGTGGCGAGGATCGACAGCGGATAGAGTGTCTTTTCGCCTTTGACGTCATCCTTGGCGCGCGGCGTGACGTTCACGCGCAACTGGTCGCCTTCGGCCGTAATCAGCAGGGTGAGCGTCGTTTTCTGGGCAAGCGGATACAGCGATGCAAATAGGGACATTTGCCTATCTCCGGAGAGGTTAAGAGTCAGTGCTGCTGTGAGCGCCACTCGACGAACGGGCGGCGCAAAAGGTTGTGGAAGCGTTCTGCCGCAGCCTTGTCGGTCGCTAGCGCCCGGCGACTGTCGATTCCGCAAACGGTGCGGATGATTTCTGCCGCTTCTTCGGCCGTTAGCTGTTCGACCTGTGATGCGGACGACAGCCACTCGCGAAACCTTGGATCGCGCGGCAGCATGCCGGCGAGTTGCGATATGTTTGGCATGGTTGGTCATCAGGCCGCGAGGCCGTCGTAATTGCGATCGGCGAAGTCTGTGTCGCCGGGGAAGCGGCCGGTGCGATCGCTGCGATACCAGCAGAAAAGAGAGCCCCGGCGATGCGGAAACCAGTAACCCTCGCAATCGCACCGCGTCTTCGTCGTATCGCGCCGGTTCATCCAGCGGTCGAGCCGGTAGGTGCGCCGGCCACAAACGGAGCAGCGCGGCAAACGGGCGAACTGGTCGGGGTGTTTGCGCAGACAGCGGCGAGTCGCGCAGTGGCGACAACGGACGTGATATCGAGTCATGTCAGTCGTCGTAGTCGCCACTTGCGCGACGCTTCACGTCGCTTCGTGCTCGCGCGCGCTTTTCTTCGCGATGTTCGCGAGCGCGTGCCGACGATTCGAGCGTCTGCCGGACCTCGGGTTTCTGGATGGCTGTGTCGAAATTGCCCACCATGTGCAGCAGCTGCCATTCGACGCGAAGCAAGTGCCGGGGAAGGTGGCTCTTGTCCATGACCATCGCCTCAGATTTGCCGGGGCGCCGCAGCGCGAACGACCGGAGCACCGTCGTCGTCGGAATTGACCGCGGCGAGGGCGACGGTCACGAGTGCGGCGATTAACCAGATCTGCCAGAGCGGAAGCGGTTTTTTCATCGCGTGTCCCGCTGTCCGAGTGCCAAAGAGATGCCTGCGGCGAGCACTGCGCCGGCGAACGAGCGAGTACGCTGATAGCAATCCTGCAGGGAGTTCTCGTATTGTTCAGTTCGGCGTGGCCGCTCAATGAGGGCCGCCAGCTCGCCCTTCGTGAGGCGCTGGCCAATGGCGGGGCTGTGGCTGCTCATTGCTCAGCCCTGAACGCGAATGACGTCAATCACGCGCGCGCAGCCCGTCAGACGCATAGCGAGATGCGCCGCGTAGATTGCGTGGGTGGCTTTGAGTTGAATGAAGGGCGTGAGCGGACTCGGCTCATCGCCCTTCATAAGGTAGTAGCAGCGGTACGACGACATCTGACTCTCCAACAAACTAGGTTGGTTGGAGAATAACAAACAAAATTGGTTATATCAACAAATTTACTTTGTTGTGACGGTCGACGCCTGCTTTCCTACCGCCCGTAATTACGTGGCCGGGCCTGCCCCAGATCGATAAACGAGCTTTCCAACGATCCTGAGCAGGCCCATCTCGGTCGCGGGGATAAATCGATCCGGGAATGCCGGATTGTAGGAATGCAGGCGTACGCCGCCGCCGGATTCTTTGAAGACCTGCTTCACAAGGGCCTCGTCTTCAAAATGGACCGCGTAGATTCCCCCATCTGACACCCGCGTCTTCGCTTCGTCGATCATGAACACGTCGCGATGAAACAGGAAGGGCTCCATGCTGTCGCCGCGGACGACCAGTAACTTGCAGTCTTGTGGCTTTGAGCCGATTGAGCGGAAGAACGACATATTGAACGGTAAAGCCTTCTTTTCCCGTACTTCCCACTGAATGGCCCCGTTGCCCGCCGAAAAATGATACTCATACTTGTCAATCCACACTCTTTCGGAATCCTCGGGTAGGTCTTCGGGCGTCTCCCATACGAGCACGCCTCCTTTTTGTTCTTGACGTTCGGCTGACTCGCCGCCGTCTGCCTGCACTTCGCCGAATGTGAGCCGCGCCGACGTCACGCCTAGCACTCGGGCGATTGCGTCAAGTTCCCGAGGCCGCAGTGATTTCCCCGTTTCGATATTGTTGATGTACTGCTGGCTGATTGGCTTTTGCGAAAGCTTGGTCGCTTCTTGCGCCAGGTCGGCTTGGGAGAGTCCAAGTGCTTCGCGAGCGCGGCGGAGGTTGTGGGCGAGGTTCATGCGCTGAGAATACAAATAAATTTTGTGCCCCACAAACACACTTAATTTGTTGAATCAACAAACAAGCTTTGTTATGCTGGGCGCCTCTGAACGAGCGGGTGACAAAGTGCGAAGTCTTGGACTGGTCCGGGCAATTAGTCTTGCGGGTACGCAGGCTGCGCTGGCAAGCGCGCTACAACGAGTTGCGCCCAGCGTAAAACAGCAGCACGTCAGCTATTGGCTCGCCCATGGCGTCCCGATCCGCCGCGCGCAGCAAATCGTCCAGGTACTTCCCGCGGCGGGACCTGTAGCCGACTTTTATGTAGACGTCGGTGACGCCGTTGGTTGCGACTCCCTGTAGAGACCGGCTGGCTGAACCAGTTGTGCCATGAAAGTCGCAAACGCCAATTCGGACCGCCGCGACTGGATATGGGCGTACATCACCTCTTTGGTTTTTCGAGCGAGGAACGAGCGCCTCGCCGCACCGAGCCTTTTCCCTTGCTTGTTCATTTGCTTCACCGTTTGTTGTTGATGGACGCATCGTATGAAAACAGTGCGTGCGTAAACAGCATGAAAAACAGTTATCCACAAGGGGTTAGCGTGACCTGCCGATACAGCGATACAACATGGACCGATGTGCTCTACACCTCAGTGCTGAAAACGCCGGGAAAGGTTGAGGATGCCGCGCGCTTTCTCACTGACCGTCGCGGCATCCGCATTACTGGCGAATCGCTTCGTCTGAAATTGCGGGAAGTGGAGGGCGCCCGGATCTCGGGTGAAATGTTCGAGCTGCTCGTTGAATGGATGCTCGAGAAGAATCAGCCGCATGCGCTCGATGCTGTGCACGCGTTCAATGCCCGCTTCGGACTGGTGGCCGCGCTGAATCAGCGGCCTGACCCGGAAGAGGGTATCACCGCGCTCGTTACCGCTGCGCTCGGCGTGAGCGACAAAACCGGCCGTCTCGCGGAGGAGGTGCGGCGCGCCGCATCCGATGGCGTCATCGATCCTCGCGAAGTTGAGGCGATCGAACGGATCGGGCGCGACGGTCAGCGTCAGATCGAGCAGACGATCACGACCGCACGCGCTGCGGCCAGCATCAATCGACAGTAAGTCGCGTTTCGCTCACCGGGGGAATACATGGGTGCACATGACCCATTGGAAGCGCACGCGCCTATCGCATCGACTGAGTCCGAGCAGGCTGTGCTGGGTGCGCTCATGCTCGACAACAGCGCGTACGATCGGATCGGCCAGCTGCTGGCAGAGGACGATTTCACGGTATCAGATCACCGCCTCATTTTCCGGGCGATCACGCAGCTGATCCTCGGGCAGAAGCAGGCCGATGCGATTACGGTGTTTGAGCGTCTGCAGGCGACCGGGGCGCGGATCAAGCAGCCGCTGCAGTACCTCAATGAGATCGTCCAGTCGACGCCGGGCGCGGCCAACGTCACGCGATACGCGGAGATCGTTCGAAACCGGTCAATGCTGCGAGGCTGTCGTCGCGCAGCGATGCAGGTGATCGATATGTGTCACAACACCGCCGGCCGCGAAGTATCGGAAATCGTCGATCACGCGCAGTCCGCGTTTCTGCGGCTCTCCGACACCGATCGCCGCAAGGACGACGAGTTCAAGCCGCTGGTGCCGGCGCTGACACGCGTTATCGAAAGGATCGACGAGCTTTTCCACAGGGAAAACAAGGGCGGCGTGACCGGCACGCCGACCGGTTTTGTCGATCTCGACAGCCGCCTCGATGGCATGCACGAAGGCGAGCTCATCATCGTGGGCGGCCGGCCCTCGATGGGTAAAACGTCCTTCGCCATGAACATCGGCGAATACGTGGCGATGCAGCTCGGTCTGCCCGTCGCAGTCGTATCGATGGAAATGCCCGCCGAGCAGCTCGCGATGCGCATGCTCGCATCGACGGCCCGCGTCAATCAGCACCGCCTGCGCACCGGCACGCTCGAGGACGACGACTGGCCGCGCATCACGCACGGCGTGCAACTGATGGCAGACGCGCAGATCCACGTGCTCGAGGGCGCTTCGCTGACGCCTTCAACGCTCAAGGGCCGGCTGCGCAGGCTGCACCGCGAGTGCGGGCGCCTGGGCGTTGTCGTCGTCGACTACCTGCAACTGATGTCGGGCGATGGCGGCAACTCGGACATGCGCGCGGCGGAGGTGAGCGAGATATCGCGCTCGCTCAAACAGATCGCGACCGAACTGCGCGTGCCTGTCGTCGCGCTGTCGCAGCTGAACCGCGGCCTGGAACAGCGCCCGAACAAACGTCCGGTCATGTCCGATCTGCGCGAGTCTGGCGCGATCGAGCAGGACGCCGACGTCATCCTGTTTATCTATCGCGACGAAGTCTACAACCCCGACAGCGCTGATCGCGGCACTGCGGAAATCATCATCGCAAAGCAGCGCAACGGGCCGATCGGCACCGTGCGACTCGCATTCCAGAACGCAATAACCCGGTTCGAAAACTTTGCCGACCCGGGCTCAGGATATTGATCTATGACCACCGTGTCCCCTTTCTTCACCTGGCGCCGTGCGATGACGGGCAGTGAACTGCCGTCGACCACCAAGCTGGTGCTGTTCGTGATCGCCGAGTACACCAATGCGATGGACGACACCTGCTGGCCGTCTGTCGAAACGATCGCCGAGAAGGCGAGCCTCTCGGAGCGTTGCGTCAGCAATCACCTCGACGTCGCGGAGCGCAATGGATGGCTGACGCGCTGGAAGTCGCGCAGGCCGGCGCGTCGCTGGGCGCATGCGCACTATCGACTGTCGATCCCGGAGGACGTCGCGCGCCGTCAGCGTGATGCCATCGATTTCGATCTCGCGGACGATGCTGCGATGTTGGCCAATCCGGAACCACGTTCAGGTAAGCCTGTGGAGTTGGATGAACGTGGTTCCGAAGTTGCACAGGAATCGGGCAATCAGGAACGATATTCCGGTAACCCTGCGGAACTGGATGAACGTCGTTCCGAAGCGCCCGGCGCAGAGCCCTTGCCGGCGGCCAATCCGGAAAGTTACCGGAACCACGTTCCTACTAATAAACCAGTAAACAGAAATACAAGTAAACCCTCTCTATCTCAACCCTTAGCGGTTAACGAAGGTAAGGGCGTTCAGAGAGAAAAACCGGACGAAGGTGCGATGTCGCTCGCGCGCTGGATGCTCGAGCGCATCCGGGCACGTTTGCATGACTTTGCATTGCCCGACCTTGTCGAGTGGGCGCGAGAAGTCGAGGCGATGCAGGCAGTAGACGGTCGTGACATGCAGGACATCGCGCGGCTGTTTGCGTGGGCGGACCGTGACAGGTTCTGGGCCAAGGTCATCACGTCGCCTGCGCGTTTGCGAAAGAACTGGGAGGAGTTGCGCCGTCGTCGCAATGACGCGCTCACGGCCAAGGCCGCCAATGCGGCGTCGCAGCCCGCCAGTGCGGCTGACGATCGGGTCTGTGCTCACGTCGGGAACGGCTGCCGCTGCACGCATGCCGCCACGACCATCATCGGCGCCGGCTCAACGCGGCGCGGCTATTGCCGGCAGCACATCGGCCAGTACGAAGACTGAGGACCGGGGGAACCATGCACGAAATCGAATTGAAAGAGCAGGTCGGTGTAGCCATCAATCCGCGCTCGCAGACGGCCGACTCGGTCGGCGACGTCGCGTTGAAGATCGGCGCGCTCGCCAGGGTCGACGAACTCGGCGCATTGCTGCTGCGTATGAAATACGGTGACGACAAACGCCGGTCGGGGTTGCATCGCGCGGTGCTGCTTCTCGCGAAGCGCGAGCGTTCGAGCGTGCGGTTCCGGCGCGGAAAGTACATCGCGTTCAAGCGCGAGATTCGCGAGGCCCCGCACGCGACGCCGCAATCTCCGATGGCCGATGTGATCGAGCGATTCTCCGCGGCTGTGCTCGAAGCGTGGCTCGATGACATGTGCGGCGCGTGCAGCGGGCGCGGCAACGTCGGTGGCAAGGAAGGTGTTGAGTCGGGCACCACTGCTTGCGGCAAATGCGGCGCGACCGGCAAGGTTGCAGTCGGTAGCCATGTCACGCCATTCTGCCCATGGCCGCATGGAGTCGCGCGCGACGAACCGGTGAAGCGAGGCCAGCGTTATGAAGCGCCGACGACTGGTTTGCCCATTTGCGAAATGATGACGCGGACAGAGTTTGATGGATGTCCGGCGTGCGCCGGCATTGGCCGGATCGTAACCCGGGCGAAGTCGGTGTCGCGTCAGGTCTGCCGCGTGTGCAGTGGCACCGGCAAGCGCTGGCAGATTCCGGCGCAGCGCGCGCACGCAATGCAGGTGTCGCTCGGCCAGTATCAGGCCCACTGGCATGAGCGGTTCGAGTCGTCGTTGCGCATGCTGGCGGCGCTCGACGAGTGGACGGATCTGCAACTGCGTCGTGAGCTGCGCGCAAAACCACTTGCGAATCCAAAATGATTCGCATAGACTCCGTTTCCAATGAAGTTCGCTGGCACCGCGCGTTAGTCGTGCAGCCCTTTCGAGACACAACAACAATAAGTGGAGCTCGTTAGGTACGGCGGGTCCGCTCGCCTGAACAAAACGAAACAAATACCCAAAGCCCTGAGTGCGCAAGCCTCGGGGCTTTTTGCATTGGACCTTCCAAAAGGCGCAGTCATCGGCCCGGATAGCCCGCCCAGCAAGGCTTTTAGCCAGATGCGGCAAGGCCGCGACGCAGCCGGGGACCCTATAGCCGTTCTGGACACGGGGGCTCGCACCCGCGTTTTTTCTCTACTGGTGATTCCCCAGAGGGGGTCATATTCATGCCAACCCAGCAGCAGATCGCCGACCACCTGGACCTCGACCAGTCGGCAGTGTCGCGCTTGGTCGACAAGCTCGGTATCGACTACCGGCAGGCGTCGATTGACGACATCCGCATCGAGTACATCCGGCACCTTCGAGGGATCGCGGCCGGCCGTGTTGGCGACGGCGGATACGACCTTGCCACCGAGCGCGCGATGACCGAGCGTGTGGAGCGCGAGATCAAGATTCTCACGCTCGCGGAGAAGAAGGGGCAGCTTGTCAACGCGGAGCAACTGGAGCGCGCCTATGGCCAGATGGTCGGCGCGTTCCAGTCGGACCTGCTGTCGCTGCCGGACAAGATCGCGCAGGAAATGCGCACGCTCTATGGGGTCGACGTCGATGTCGAGTTGTTGAATGAACATGTCAATGGATGTCTCGAGCAGCTGGCTGGATACGACCCAGACCGTGCGCGCAGTAATCCGGCGCCTGGCGAAGCTGCTGATGCCGGCCGAGAAAATCGGGACGACGGACTGGGCGAGGCGCTATCGCCGTTTGAGCGCGAAGGCAGCAGCGAGCCCGGGTAAGTACAACCCGGACATCACGCCGTGGGTGCACGGTATGCACGCCGCGCTCGACGATCCGCGCGTGCAGAAGGTCGTATGCATGAAGTCCGCACAGGTGGCATGGACCGATGGCGTTCTGCTGAACTACGTCGGGCGACGTATCGACATCGATCCGTGCCCGATGATCATCATGTTCGCGAAGGAAAAGTCGGCGAAAAAATTCAACCTCGAGAAGTTCGAGCCGATGGTCGAGGTGACGCCGCGCCTGTCCGCGAAACTGCCCGTGCATGCGGGTCGTGACAAGAACAACCTGTGGGACCACAAGACGTTCGCCCGAGGGTTTCTCAAGTTCATCACGTCGAATGCACCGGATGATGTGAAGTCGACTCCGGCGCCCGTGGTTGCCGTGGAAGAGCCGGACGACGCGAACCAGAACGTTCGCGAGCAGGGCGATTCGATCACGCTGCTCGAGGAGCGCAACAAGAGCTACTCCGACAGCCGCCGCAAGGTGATTTTCGGCGGCACGCCGACGATCGACGGCTTCTCGCGCATCGCGCAGGCTTATGAGTCGTCGGACCAGCGCCGGTATCTGGTGCCGTGTCCCGATTGCGGCGAGGAGCACGAACTGGCCTGGGACAACGTCACGTGGTCCGAGAATGCGGAGAAACCGCACGAGGTGTTCGGACTGGCCACGCCCGAGTCCGCGCGTTACGCGTGCCCGTTCTGCGGCAGCCTGTGGGACGACACCGCACGGTTTCGGGCCGTGCGCCGCGGCCGGTGGGTCGCGACCGCCGCGTTTCACGGCGTCGCCGGCTTCCGTCTGAATGAACTCGTGTCGCCGTTTCCCGGCTCGCGGCTCGCGGAGCTCGTGAAGAAGCGGCTCGTCGCGGAAAAAGCGCTGCGCGCGGGCGACGACACGAAGATGCGGTCGTTCGTCAACAACACCGAGGGCCGCCCGTACAGATACGAGAGCGATATTCCCGAGATCGATCTGCTCGCGGAACGTGCGCTCGACTATGGCGTGTTCACCGTCCCGGCCGGCGCGCTGCTGATCACGATCGGCATTGACGTCCAGCACGACCGGATTGCGATCGTGCTGCGCGCGTGGGGCCGCGGCGAAGAAAGCTGGCTGGTGCTGTGGGATGAAATCTACGGCAACGTGCTGGAGCAGGGTACCGATCCGATGGTGGGCGGCGTCTGGGGGGCACTGACAGACCTGCTGACTCAGGGCTATCGGCATGCGAACGGCTGGGTGCTGCGCGTAAAGGCGGCGTCGATCGACTCGTCGGACGGCTCGACGTCGGATGCGGTCTATCGCTATGTGCGCGTCGCGCAGAAGCGCGGCATCAACATCATGGCGATCAAGGGCGCAAAGCAGATCGATGCGGAAATATTCAGCGTGCCGAAGGCGCCAGTCGACTCGGTGCGTAACAACAGCAAGGCGGCGAAGTACGGGTTGCGCCCATACATGGTGGGTGTGAGCAAGGCCAAGGATCTGATTCTCGACAACCGGCTCAAACTCGAAGATGACGGCGCCGGCCGCATGCACTGGTACCGGGGCGTGCGTGCCGACTATCTGCAGCAGCTCACAGCCGAAGTGAAGGTGCCGGGTCGCATCGGCAGCAAACGCATCTGGCAGAAGAAGGCGGGTGCACGCAACGAGGCGCTCGATTGCGAGGTGTACGCGTTGCACGCGGCGCGTAGTGTCAAGACGCATCTCATGACCGAAGCGCACTGGATGCTCGAGCAGCATCGACTGTCGCAGGTCTCACTTTTCGACGCGGTGCCGGTCGCCACCGGCCTGCCTGGCGTCGCGGACATCGAGCCGCCGCCGGATCCACCGGTGACGACGACCGCGCCCAGCAACACACCCGAAACCCCGCCCGCCAGCGGGGTTTCGCGCATTCAGGGCCGGCGAACCGCGCGGTCAACGTATCTGAAGCGCCGATAGCAGCACATCACAGGAGCACGGTATGGCTTACACAGCGGCGGATCTCGCCCGCATCCAGTCCGCGATTGCCAAGGGCGAACTCGAAGTGCAGTACGCGGACCGCAAGGTCCGTTACCGCACGATTGCTGAACTGCGTGAGGCGCAGACGGAAATTGTGCGCGCTCTCGATCGGGCGAACCCGCGATCGCGCGTGTTTCGGCTGCGCCATGGTGGCAAGGGGCTGCGATGAAGGGCGCTTATCCGTCACTCGCGCAGCGCGGCTTCGTCATGCCGACACGCCTGAAGGCTGCAGCGTACGAGGCCGCCAGCTCGGCCGGTGCGCGCGGGCGATCGTGGCAGACGTCGGGCGCCGGGCCGAACGCCGCAGCGGTCCAGAACCTGCCGCTGATCCGCAGTCGCGCGCGCGATGCGATCCGCAATGACCCGTGGGCGAAGACGGCGATCGCGCGACTGGTGTCGAACACGATCGGCACCGGCATCCAGCCGCATCCGCAGCATCCGGATCCCGCTGTCCGGCGGCAACAGAAGCAGCTGTGGGACGACTGGGTTGGCGAGTCCGACGCGGATGGCCTGCTCGACTTTTACGGGCAGCAGACGCTCGCGGCGCGTGCATTCTTTGGCGACGGCGAGGTGCTGGTGCGCCGGCGCTTGCGTCATCCCGATGACGGGCTGCCGGTGCCGCTGCAGCTTCAGGTGATGGAGGGCGACCTGCTGCCGGTCGAAAAAAATGAACTGCGGCCGGATGGTGGCGAAATCATCAACGGCGTCGAATACGACGCCGACGATCGTCGCGTTGCCTATCACCTGCTGCGCCGTCATCCGGGCGAATACAACCGGATGGCGAGTGGTGGTCTCATGACCGTGCCGGTTCCGGCTGACGACGTCGCGCACGTATTCCAGCCGCTGCGTGCCGGGCAGGTCCGCGGCGTGCCCGAGCTGTCGACGGTGCTGCTGCGATTGCACTCGCTCGACAACTTCGACGATGCCGTGCTGTTCCGGCAGGAAATCAGCAACCTGTTCGCGGGCTTTCTCGTCAAGCCGAACGCGGAGCCCGGGCTGGGCGGCGATCCGGTCACGGGCGAGGGGCTGGTTTTTGACTCGGACGGCTTCTCGCCGGTTGTGTCACTGGAACCCGGAACGGTGCAGGAACTGGCACCAGGCGAAGACATGCGCTTTGCAACGCCACCCGGCGCTGGAGCCGATTACGGTCCGTTCATGCGTCAGCAGCTCATGGCCGCCGCCGCATCGGTTGGCATGCCGTACGAGATTCTCACCGGCGATCTGCGTGAGGTAGGCGATCGTGTGCTGCGGGTGCTGCTCAACGAGTTCCGCCGCGCGATCGAGCAGCTGCAGTGGAACATCTTCATTCACCAGTATTGCCGCCGCGCGTGGGCGTGGTGGGTTGATGCATGCGCACTGTCGGGTGCCATGCCGATGCCGGACTTTCATCGTACGCGCCGCGAATATCTGCGCGTGCGATGGGTGCCGCAGGGCTGGCCGTACATCCATCCGGTGCAGGACGTGAACGCGCAGAAGCTCGCGATCCGCTCGGGGCTGACGAGCCGCTCGGCCTCGATCCTCAAACAGGGCGAAGACCCGGAACAGGTCGACGGAGAAAACGCCGCCGATAACGCGCGGGCCGATGCGCTTGGCCTGCGTTACGACACCGATCCCCGCTCGCGTGACATCGCCGGGGATATCGCACATTCAAAGGCAGGAACCGTAGATGAAAAACCGTAAGTGGTGGGACATCAGGGCGATGACGAACGCGCAGGGCGCCGCCGTCGCCGAGATCCGGATCTATGACGAGATCGGATTCTGGGGCACCGATGCCAAGACGTTTATCGCGCAGCTCGACGCGGCCGCAGCGAGCGCGGCAGAAGTGATCGTCGCCGTGAATTCGCCTGGTGGCGACGTCTTCGATGCATTCGCGATTTACAACGCGCTGCGCCGCTATGCCGGCAAGGTCACCGCGCGCGTCGACGGTGTGGCCGCGTCCGCAGCCGGGCTGGTGGTAATGGCGGGCGACCAGGTGGTGATGCCTGAAAACGCCATGTTGATGATTCACAACCCGTGGACGATCGCGCTCGGTTCGGCGGCGGATCTTCGCAGCACGGCCGACATGATGGACAAGGCGCGCGACGGGATTCTCGCGGCGTACCGGCGCAAGAGCGGCCAGAGCGACGAGGACCTCACCGCGATGATGGACGCAGAGACGTGGCTCACGGCGCTCGAAGCGCAGTCGCTTGGCTTTTGCGACGTGATCGAGGAGCCGGTGCGACTCGCGGCGTCAACCAACGCGGCGGGCCTGCTCGCCCGCTTCAGGAACCCGCCGGAACCCGTGCAGGCGCTGGTCGAGGCAGAGGGTAATGCACCGCCGCCTGCAGACCCGCCGGCCAATGACCCACCAGCCAACGATCCACCGGCGCCGGCTCCCACCGAACCCGTCGCGCCGGGCTCGAATCCTCCGCCGGCGGAAAACCCGCCTGCGCCCGCGCCGCATGATCCGGACCCGGTTGTCGTGCGGGAAGAGCCGGGTGTGCTGGCCGCCCATGTGTTTAACGCCTGCCGCGCAGCCAACCTGTCCATGTGCGCGGAGAGCGTCGTGACGCTCACCGCACTGAAGGATCGCGCCACGATCGACGCGGCGATCCAGAACGCAACGGACATTGCCGGCCTGTGCCTGGCGGCGAAGCTGCCGGAGTTGACCGCGCAGTTTGTGGGCGACGGGCTCAATCCCGATCAGGCGCGCGCGCGACTGTTCGACCGCGTCACGCAGTCCCAGCCGCGTGTGAATAACCGGCAGCAGCCGGGTTCCGATAATGCTGGCCGACCCGCCGCGGGTCCGAAAGCCTCGTCGATCTACGCCGCCCGCCAGGGCGCCACAAAATCACTTTGATAACGGCGCTATTGAGGCGCAGAAAGGAGCTGCTGTATGACCATCAGGACCCAGGGCACGCTGACCGGCGAGTTTCTTCTCTCCGAAGGCGAAGGCCAGATTTCGCGTGAGCGCATCGTCGTTGCGAAGGGCGATGCGCTGCCCGCCGGGCAACTGCTCGGCACGCTCGGCACCGGCGAATACGCGCCGTACAACAACACCGCGGCAGACGGTTCGGAAATCGTCACGGCGATCCTGTATGCACCGCTGCCCGCATCCGGGGATCCGCGTCCTACCGTCGGCATCGTTCGCCTCGCGGAGGTTGCGGAAGCCCGCCTCACGGGCCTTGATGCAGCCGCCCGCAGTGACCTCGCTGCTCACTACGTGATCGTGCGCTAAACGGCGCCATCGTTTCGACCATGTGGCCGTCGCTCGTGGGTACAAATTGCGACGGCTGCGTCACAGCTATTCAGGAGAGTCTTTATGGCGGATATCGCCCTTTTCAACGACGACGCATTCTCGCTGTCGTCGCTCAGCGCTGCGATCAACGAGCAGCCGTTCGTGCCGAGCCGGCTTGCAGCATTGGGCCTGTTCGAAGAGCAGGGCATCACGACGACCGTGGTCCAGATCGAGAAGGATGGCGATACGCTCGCGCTGGTTCCGGCTGGCATTCGCGGGTCGTCGGCCAGCGTTGTCGTCGGCAGCAAGCGTCAGATGCTGCCGTTCAACACCGTGCACCTGCCGCAACGTGCAACCATCGGCGCCGACGAAATCCAGAACCTGCGCGCGTTCGGCTCGGAGACCGAACTCGAAGCGCTGACGACGGTGGTCAATCGCCGGCTCGGCAAAATGCGCCGGCAGCTCGACGCGACGCACGAATTCCACCGGATCGGCGCGATCAAGGGGCAGATTCTGGATGCGGACGGCAAATCGGTCGTCGTGGATCTGCTCAAGGCATTCGACATCGAGCAGACCGTGATCGACTTCGAGCTCGATAAGGTGGCTGATACCGAGATCCGCACGAAGTGCCAGCTGGTGCTCGACGCGATCGAAGACGCACTGGGCAACATTCCGTTTACCGGCGCACGCGTGCTGTGCGGCCGGAAATTCTGGAATGCGCTGATCGTACTGAAGACGGTCAAGGAAACATACCTCGCCACAGCGATGGCAGCGTCGCTGCGCGGCGACACGCGCGACGCATTCGATATCGGCGGCTGTACCTTCGAGCGCTATCGCGGTCGCGTCGGTGATGTGGGCTATGTGGCCGACGACGAAGCGCACGCGGTGCCGGAAGGCGTGCCGGACCTGTTCATTACGCGTTTTGCCCCAGCCGACTATGTGGAGGCGGTGAACACGACCGGTCTGCCGTATTACGCGAAGCAGGAACTGATGGACTTCGGCAAGGGCGTCGAGCTCGAGGCGCAGTCCAATCCGATCCACCTGTGCACGCGTCCGAAGGCCGTCATCAAGCTGACGGTCTGAGGAGACACGCATGGCGTTCCGTGATCTGGTCGCGGATCTCGATGATGCCGTGATCCGCGACCTGGCCGACGACGACATCACCGTCGACGGCGAGCCGCTGCGCGGCATGTTTGCCGCGCCCTGGCTCGGTCCGGATCTCGGCCGGCAGCGCACCCAGCTCGAGCATCCGCAGGTGAGCGTGCGCGATGCGGACGCCGTCGCGATCCGCGAGGGGAGCATCGTGGCGGTCGGCGTTGATGAATATGTCGTGTTCGAACTGCAACCTGACGGCACCGGGTGGACCGTGCTGCTGCTAAGACCCCGTTGATGAGATTCCGTTGAGGCTCTGCTGATGGATGCACTGAAGGTCGAGATCGATATCAGGGAAGTGACCGCCGCGCTGCAGGGACTGTCACCGTCCGCCATGCAGGCAGCGTGGCGCCGCACGCTGCGCAAGACCGCTGCATGGATCAAAAGCCAGACAGGCAAGGAAGTCTCCCGTGGCACGCAGATCCCGCAGAAGGTGATCCGCAGCCGGCTGTACTTCTTCATGCGTTCGGCCGATACGGGCAAGGTCTGGCTGGGGCTGAATCCGGTCGAAGCACACCGGCTCGGCTCGGTGCGCGAGACAAGCAAGGGCATGCGCGCGGGGCGCTTCGCCTTCGATGGCGCATGGCGGCAGACCAGGGCAAAGCCGGACGGGCCGATCTACCAGCGAACCGGCAAGGCCCGCACGCCGTTCGAGGTCGTGACGGTGAACTGGTCGAAGACTGGCGATCCCGCGTTCCGTCGTGCGGCGCAGATGTGCGAGGCGCGACTGATGACGATCCTGCGGCAGGAAGTGAACTACGAAATCCAGAAGGTGATTGGAGGTGTCCGGCGTGCTCGATAACCTGAAAACGCTGCACGACGCGATGATCGCGGGCCTGCGCGCGGCGCTCCCGGACATCTCACCGATCGATGCGTATCCGCGCATCGGCCGGAAGATTCCGACGCCGAGCATTGCGCTCGAGCTGTCGGAAATGGAGCCGGGACATGATCCCGGCACCGGTCAGACGTCGCTGATCGGGCGCTTCCAGGCGCGGGCGATCTGCGATCCGCTTGGCGCCCACGCGGATCTCGCGGTGCGCGAGCTGGCCGCGCGAATCGCGTGTGTGGTGCATGCGCAGACGTGGGGTGTGCCGGTGACGCCAGCGAGGCTCGTGCAGATCGGTGACGATCCGTTCAAGCCCGAACTCGACGCGTATCTCGTCTGGCTCGTCGAGTGGACGCACGAGTTTGATCTGGGCGATGTCGCCGCGCCGTTTCCGGCTGCGGGCTCCGCTGTGCTGTGGGGCATTGATCCGGACACGGGTACCGCGCCGGGCGCGGAGTACGCGGATCCGGCAGCGGAGCCCTCCGGGGGATAGCGCATGAGCGACTACGAGATTGGCGAGATCGATCGCCTGATCGCGAGCATCGTGCAGGCGGGCTATATCGACGATGTCCAGTACGACCCGCCGCGCTGCCGGGTCCGCAACGGCGAGTGGGTCAGTGCGCTGTTGCCGTGGAAGACATTTGCCGCTGGCCGGGTCCGCACCTGGTGCCCGCCGTCTGTCGGCGAACAGGCGGTCGTGCTGGCACCGTCGGGCACGCTGGCCGGCGCGTTCGTGCTGGCTGGTTTCTATAGCGACACGCACGGCGGGGCAAACGGCAGTGCCGGGAACCTGACGGCGACCGACTGGCCGGACGGTGCGCACGAGCATTACGACCACGATGCGCACGAATATGTGCTGTCGGTTCCCGCTGGTGGCCGGATCGTTTTTCGCATCGGTGACACGCAGATGGAACTGACGGCGGACGGCATCACGCAGACCGCGCCGAAGCTGCTCGTCGATGCGCCGGATTCGACGTTCACAGGTAACAGTACAACGCAGAAGCGGCTGACATTCCAGGGCGGCATGACGGGCAGCAACGCGACAGGCGGTCCCGCATCCGAGATCGACGGTGACGCCAACTTCACCGGGACCGTGAAATCGAAGGGCGTTTCGCTGCCGGATCACATACACATGGTGAAGCAGGAGGGTGCGCCGACGGACCCTCCGCTGAAAGAATAGAGCCCGATCCCCCGATCGTTGGGAAAGTTACTTTGGCCTCGCCTTCGCGCGAGGCTTTTTTATTGGAGTCCCGAAATGCCGAAAGCTAGCGATATTCCGATCCCGGTTTCGGCGTCGACCGTCGCCGCAGGCGTGGCGTCCGTCACTTTCCGCGATAAGGCGTTCAGGTCGCGCACGCTGGTGCTGGCCGACGGCCGCACGCTCGCCGTCGAGAAGAGCACCGTGACCGCATCGGATCAGGAACAACTCGCTCTGCTCGAACGCCATCCCGATTTCGAACGCGTCGCGGACGGAGCCTGACGATGGGCGCGGGTACGGCGCTGGTCGGCATGGACCGGCAGACAGGCAGGCCCATTGCCGGTATCGCGCACCTGAAGCAGAGCATCGGCGACATCCTGTCGACGCGCAAGGGCACGCGGCGCGAGCGGCCCGAGTACGGCTCCGACATTCCCCGCATGGTCGATCTGCCGGTAACGCGCGGCTGGATTTCATCCGCGCAGGCGGAAGCGGCCCGCGCGATCGGGCGCTGGGAGCCGCGCATCAGGGTCTCCCGCGTCACGGTCGCATCGATTGTTGATGGCCGGGTGACGTTCCGCATTCAGGGCGTCTACGAAGGCGACGACACAGTTTTCGAGGTGACCACGTGACAACCATTGATCTGAGTGCGATCGATCCGCCGGATCTGGTCGACACGCTCGACTTCGAGGATATCTACCAGGAGAAGCTCGTGCATTTCAGAAGCATTTATCCCGGCTGGAGCGCGGCGCTCGAATCGGATCCCGTCGTGAAGCTGATCGAGCTTGCGGCCTACCGTGAGGTGCGATTTCGTGCGCGGGTGAACGACGCCGCGCGGGCGGTGATGCTGGCGTTCTCGACCGGTGCCGATCTTGAACACCTGGCGGCGCTCCTCGACATCGAACGCGCGACCATCGATCCTGGTGACGCGGATGCGAATCCGCCGGTCGACTCGACGCTCGAAGGCGACGACCGGCTGAAGCTGCGCACGCAGATGTCGATCGAGCGCTCGACGGTCGCCGGTCCATCCGGCAGTTACGTCGCGCTGGCGATGAATGCGTCTGCGGACGTGCTGGACGTCAAGGTGGATCGTCCCGAGGCGGGCGTGGTCCGCCTGACGCTTCTGTCGGCTGCGGGCGATGGCGTGCCTGACCAGGCGCTGATCGACACGGTGACGACAGCGGTCTCGCCCGAGGATGTCCGGCCGCTGAACGACGAGGTGCTGGTGACAGCCGGCGAGCGCGTGGATTTCTCTGTCGAGGCGGACGTCCATGTCGGCAGCGGTCCGGGCGGTGAAGCCGTTTTCGAAGCGCGTCGCGCAGCACTCGGGAAGGCGATCGCCAGTGCCCGCAAGCTGGGTGCCGGCATGTCGCTCTCTGCGATCTACGGTGCGCTGCATCCGCCTGACTCCGGCGTGATCGATGTCGATCTGCGGTCGCCGGCGGCACACGTCGTCTGTACGCCGCGCCAGTTCGCCAACTGCACGTCGATCGTGCTCAACATGAAGGTGGACGATGCGGACTATGCGTGACGCCCTGTTACCGGCCAACCAGACCCCGCTCGAAACGGCGCTCGCGACCGTCATGGCGCCGCGCGTCGATCCTGAAATCCTGCGCACGCTGTGGGATGCCGACCGGTGTCCGCTCGCATGGCTGCCGTGGCTCGCGTGGGCACTCGCCGTCGACGGCTGGGAGCTGGCCGAATCCGAAGGCGCGAAGCGGGCGCTGATCAAGGGCTCGCTCGCGCTGCACCGCAGGAAGGGTACGCCGTGGGCGGTGCGCGAGGTGATCCGCCGGCTCGGCTTCGGCGAGGTCGAGCTGGTCGAAGGACGGCTCGCGCGACGTCGCGACGGTTCAATCACGCGCAATGGCGACCACGTGCACGGCCGCGCGAACGCGTGGGCCGAATACATCGTGAAGCTTCAGCAGCCGGTCACGCGCGATCAGGCGGACAGCCTGAAGGCCGTGCTCGGGCGCTACGCACCCGCGCGCAGCCTGCTCGCGGTACTCGACTACACGGCCGTGCCGGTCCGCCATAACGGCGTCGCCATGCGCAATGGACAATACAACAGAGGGAGTGTCGCCTGATGGCAGACCTTGTGGAAATCGCCCAGTGGGAAGAGGGCGTCTATCAGCTGGAAACATCGGACCCCGTCATGGGTGGTCCGGACGGGATCGACAACCGGCAGGCAAAGCAGCTTGCGAACCGAACGCGCTATCTGAGGGCGCAGCAGGACGCGCACGCGGGCGCAGACAACCCGCACCCGCAATACGCGACGCTCGTCGCCATGCAGGCCGCGATCGCGGCGCTTGTGAATTCCTCGCCGGCCACGCTCGACACGCTGAAGGAGCTGGCCGACGCGCTCGGCGACGACCCCAACTTCGCGACGACGGTGACGAACGCGCTTGCGCTTAAAGCCGCGCTCGATTCGCCCGAATTCACCGGCACGCCGAAGGCACCTACGTCGGCTCAGTTCGACAACACCACAAGACTCGCGACGATGGCAGCGTTGCGGCGGCAGGGACTTCAGGCGTCTGGAATTATTGCGCCGTCTACCTCGCAGGCTCTGACACCTGCTATTGCTGGCGGAACGGTTCTGGCGTTCTCGGTTAGCCCTATCACGCTTACTCTTCCCGCCGTTTCCAGCTTCCCTGTTGGCGGGCGAATCGAGTTCCTGAATATCAGCGCGGGTGCAGCAACGGTTGCGAGAACAGGTAACGACACAATCGCGCTGAATGCTACTGGCGGCTCTACATCGATCGTTCTTAACAACGGCGATACGCTTACCCTTGAGGCGAGCTCAACTGGTCAATGGTACGCCGTCGGCGGTTCTGCACAGCTTGGCTTTTCGACTGCCTTTAACGCGTCGCTTTCCGCGGCGGGCTATCAGAAGCTGCCCAGCGGATTGATTGTCCAGTGGGGTACCAGCACGATCGCAACGCAATCGATGCAGACAGTCACGCTGCCGGTTGCTTACCCCAACGCGTTCATTCTGGCTGCGGGCAATACCGGGACCGTGATCACCCCGAATGCCGCGTCCATCTCGCTAGGGTTTCAGGGGAACGGCAGCAAGACCAGTTTCAACGTGATCGCGGGCACGGCGTCTTCCGGTTCAACGGGTATTTCGTGGATCAGTATCGGGTACTGAGGAACATCATGGGACAGAAATTCGCAGCATACGACGCGCAAGGCGCGATCACCGGCTTTTACGACAGCGTCGACAGTCCGGTGCCGGACGCCGTCACGGCCGTCGGGATCACGGACGCGCTGTGGCAGGAACTGATCAACGGACAGGGTCAGGGCAAGCGCCTCGCGCTCGACGCAAACGGCATACCGGCGTTATTCGATCCGCTGCCACCGACGCGTGCGCAGCAGGCCGACATGATGCGTGCGAGGCGCGATGGTGCGCTCGCGGCAACCGACTGGCTCGTCGCCCGGCACCAGGATGAAAAGCTGATCGGCGACGGCACGACACTCACGGCCGAGCAGTTCACGGCGCTGCTCCGGTATCGCCAGGCGCTGCGGGACCTCGCCGACGCGACCGGCTGGCCGAATGTCGAACTACCCGATGCGCCCGATTTCCTGACGTAGGCGTCGACCGGGCGTGCTGCCGCATCGCTCACGTTCCATCACCCGAAGCCGCCTGCCCGGGCGGCTTTTTCTTTGGCTGTTTCCCTGGAGACCTTCATGGGTGCAACATCGTTTTTCCACGGCGTGACCGTGTCGCTGGTCGACACCGGGCCGCGCACCATCGCCGTGCCGAGTTCGTCGATTGTCGGCATGGTCAATACCTACACGCCCGGCGCAGATCTGGCTGCGCCCAATGTGCCGGTCCAGCTGACAAGCTACCGCGAGGCTGTTGCCGCGTTCGGCGAAGGCAGTGCGATTGCCAGAGCGGCCCGCGCGATCTATGCGCAGAGTACGGCGGTGATCGTCGCCACGGGCGTCGCAGCCGGCGGCGAACCGGCAGCGCTCACCTCGGCGATCATCGGTGGGGTCAGTGCCGGCGGTGCACGCACCGGCCTGCAGTCGCTGCTCGACGCGAAGTCGAAATACAACGTGCAGCCGCGCCTGCTGCTGACGCCTGGCTTCTCGTCGACGCAGGCGGTCGCGACCGCGATCGATTCGCTCGCCGGCAGACTGCGCGCGATCGGCATCATCGACGGCCCCAACACCGACGACGAAGCGGCGATCGCCTACGCGCAGAACTTCGGCAGCAAGCGGCTGTACATGGTCGATCCAGGGGCCACGATGTGGGACACGACCGCCAACGCCGACGTCGATGCGCCGGCCTCGTCGTATGCAGCTGGTCTCTTCTGCCAGACGGACGCGAACATCGGTTTCTGGGCGTCGCCGTCGAACAGGGAAATCACTGACATCACCGGCACGAAGCGGCCGATCGAGTTTCTCGACGGCGACGAGACGTGCCGCGCGAACCTGCTCAATAACGCGAACATCGCGACGATCATCCGAGACGGCGGCTATCGCCTGTGGGGCAACCGCACGCTCTCAAGCGACGCGAAATGGAAGTTCGTCACGCGCGTGCGCACGCTCGACATCGTGATGGACGCGGTGCTGGCCGGCCACAAATGGGCGGTCGACCGGGGGATCACGGCCACGTACGTGAAGGACGTCACCGAAGGGCTGCAGGCGTTCATGCGCGATCTGAAGAACAGGGGTGCGCTGATCAACTTCGAGGTGTATGCGGACCCGGAGCTGAACACCGCGACGCAGCTCGAGGACGGCAAGGTGTACTGGAATATCCGCTTCACCGATGTACCGCCGGCAGAAAACCCGAATTTCCGCTTCGAGGTCACCAACCAGTGGCTGACCGAAGTGCTCGATACCAATCCCTGATGGCAACCCCTGATATCAATCCATGAGAGGTGATGCGTGACTCCGGAAACACTTTATAACTTCAACGTGTATAGCGATGGCAAGGGTTTTGCCGGTCGCGCCACGCAGTGCACGCTGCCGAAGCTGAAGATCAAGACCGACGACCATCGTGCCGGCGGCATGGACGCGCCGGTCAAGGTCGATCTCGGCATGGAGGCGCTCGAGGCCGCGTTCCAGATGTCGACGATGGAGCGCGACGTGCTGAAGTTCTTCGGCCTCGCCGATGCGACCGCATTCAATGGCGTGTTTCGCGGTGCATTCCGCGACATCAAGGGTGCGACGAAGGCGGTCGCCGCGACGTTTCGCGGAATGCTCTCCGAGGTCGATGGTGGCGACTGGAAACCGGGCGAGAAGGTCGATGCCAAGTTCACCGTGTCGCTGACCTACTACAAGCTGGAGATCGACGGGGCGGTCGTGCACGAGATCGACGTGCTCGGCATGGTGCGCATCATCAATGGCGTCGACCAGCTCGCCGAGATCCGCAAGGCGATCGGCATGTAACCACACCACGCCTGCGCGCGGCAAAGTGACTTTTGACATCAACGGCGGGCCGCTCGGCTCGCCGTTTCTATTTGAGGCGGGACAGATGGACAGCAATGTGCAAAGCAATGTTGGGAATGACGTGGTCGATCGCGTCGACAGCGTCACCGTGAAGCTGAACTATCCGGTGGCATTCGACGGCGTCGTGCGCGACACGCTGACGCTGCGGCGTCCGAAGGTGCGCGACATGCGCGCGGCGCAGAAGATCGCGCCGGGTGACGAGGAAGGGCAGGAACTGGCGATTTTCGCGGCGCTCGCGGGCGTGTCGCCCAACGACCTGGAGGGCATGGATATCGGTGACTATCACCGCGTCCAGGATGCCTACTTTCGCCTCACATCCGCTCACACGCATCAGCCAGAAAACGCTCAAGGCGCTGGCAAAGCGGCTGCTTAAGGAGCACGGCGTGCAACCCGCCTCGATCGACGCGATGACGCTCGACGAGGTGATCTGGTGGCTGACCGACTAGCGGGGAAACCAGATGGGGAATGTGATGGAGGAATCTGATGGCAAACGACATTGCACTCGGCATTGTGATCGGCGGCGCCGTCTCGGCGACGTTCGGCCGCGCGATCACCGAGACCAGCTCGCGGATCGTCAGCCTGCGCAAGACCGCCAATGAAACGCGGCTGTGGCAGCGCACGATCGGCGAGACGGTGAAACTGCAGGACGAGTTTCGCCGCCTGCATGCGGCGGGCGATCGCGCAGCCGACGGCATCCGCCGCAAGATCGAATCGAACCTGCGCACGCTGCGCGAGAACGGCATCGAGGTCGACCGGCTCGACCGGGCGTATACGCGCCTGGGCCGCACGGTGCGCGGACTGGAACTGAAGGCAACGGGCCAGGAGCGGATCGCCGCCGGGCGCGAAGGCGCGCGGGGTGCGATTGGCGACGCCGTGAAATTCTCGGCCGCCGTCGCGGTGCCGGCCACGATCTCCGCGGACTACCAGGCGATCATCCGCGACATCGCGATCAAGGCGGGGATTGCCCGCACCGCGCAGGAAGCGTCGATGGGCGAGCGCATCCGCCGCGACGCGCGCGATAACGGCATCGGCCGTAATGAGCTCGCCGACGCGGTCAACCAGATGGTCGCGGGCGGGATGGACGTGAGCCGCGCGCTCGACTTTGCGCCGCTTGCCGCGAAGTTCGCGATCGGACAGGGAGCGACCACGGTCGAGACCGCGCGGATGATCCAGGCGCTGCAGCAGAACGCGAAGATCACCGACCCGAAGCAGATGACCAGGGCGTTCGAGGCGATCGCGTTTCTCGGCAAGGAAGGCTCGTTCGAATCGGCGGACATGGCCCGCTGGTTTCCGGTGCTGCTCGCCGAAATGCAGAAGATCGGCATCACCGGGCAGGACTCGGTCACGCAGCTGGGCGCGATGCTGCAGGTGCAGATGAAGACGGCCGGCACCGCGGACGAAGCGGCCAACAACCTCAAAAACTGGTTCTCGAAGATCGGATCCAATGAAACCGCGAGCAACTATAAAAAAGCCGGCGTCGACTACGAAGCAAAAATGCGCGAAGCGATCGGCAAGGGCTGGTCGACGCTCGAGGCTTCCTTCGTTCTGGCGCGTGCGTATATCGAGCGTACCGACCCGGCCAAAGCAAAGCAGCTGGCCGATGCCGCACAAACCATAAACGGCGAGTCCGATCCGGAGAAGCGCCGTGCGCAGATTGCCGCGTTCGAAGACACGATGAAGACGGGCGATCTCTTCAACGACATGCAGGTGAAGGCGGCGCTGACCGCGTACCTGCAGAACGCGGACCTGTACCAGAAGCTCAAGCGCGAGTCGGCGCAGGCAAGCGGCGAGATCGCGAAAGATCTCGCCGACAGGCGCGATGCATCGAAGCAGGTCTGGAGCGAAGTCGGGCAGCAGTGGAACGATGCGATGCGCAGCATCGGCGACGCGTTGCGGCCGGTGACCGATGCGGTCGGGCATGCGGCGAAGACAGCGGGCGAAGGACTCACGAAGATCACGGACGCCGCGCCGAAAACCACGATGGCGGTCGCGGGCGTCGCAGCGGGCCTCATCGCGTATCGCGGCGCAAAGTCACTTTTCCAGATCGGTCGCGGTGCGCTCGACCTTGCGCGCGGCTCGATTCTTGTTGCGCGAGGCGGCGCACGTGGTGGAGGGGGCGGCAGCGGATCGGGTCCCGTTGGCCGCGCGATCGAGGCGCTCGGTGGCGCCGCGGCGTCGGCCGGCGTGCAGCGCGTCTTTGTCGTCAACATGCCCGGCGGTGGTGGTGGATTTGGTAGCGCTGCCGGTGCGGTTGCCGATGAGCTGGCATCAGCGGGGAAGGGTGGATCGGCCGGCAGTGCTGCGTCCAAAGGCGGGCGCTTTGCCCGTGTGTTTGGGGCCGCCCGTGGCGTGCTCGGCCGCGTGATGCCGTATGCCGGCAAGCTGGCCCTCGCAGGCACCGTGCTGAAGCTCGGACTGGCGGCAAACAACGCCTATGCGGTGGCGACCGGCGACGACACGCGCGCGGCGAAGGCGCAGGGTTTTGCGGGCATCGCCGGCAGTCTCGCCGGGGGCGTGCTCGGGGCGAAGGTCGGCGCCATGATCGGCGCGTTCGGCGGGCCGGTCGGCGCTGCGGTCGGCGGTCTCGCGGGCGGGGCGCTGGGAACGTTCGCGGGTGAGAAGGCGCTCGGTGCGGTCGCGAAACTCGCGTTCCCGCGCAACGACGGTCAGCCGCCGGCGGTGGCTGACGCACTCGCGAAAGCCAAGGCTCTCGAAAAGCCTTCTGGCGCTGACAAGCCTGTCGCGAAGATCGACCAGCAGAACACCTTTGCGCCAGTCTTTCACGTCACGTTCCAGGGCGAGCCGGGCAGCGACGCCGCTGACCGCTTTCTCGCGAAGGTGTCGCCGCAGCTGCAGCGCCTGATGAAAGACGAACTGGCGAAGAACAACCGCTCGGCGATGTTCGACAGCCCCCATCTGTAGATAGCTTTCGGAGGCAGGGTGGATTTCACAAGACAGATCACGCAGGCCGCGACGCAGGCGAGCATCGCGACCGAACGCGTGCGCAGCATGAGCCGCGTGTATGAACGCAACCGCGCGGCAAGTGCGAACACGGTGAAGGTGCTGCAGAAGCTCGCCACCGGCAACCTGACGAGCGCAGCCGACCTGCTCTCCGGAGCGGGCAGTGCGCTGTCGGTGGCCGGCGATCTGGATCCGAAGGTCGGCACGGTGGTGCGCAGCTTCAACGCCGTCCAGTCGTCGGTCAGCAGCGTCCTGAAAATCGCCACCGCGTCGAATCATCCACTGGTGAAGTCGGCGGCCGACTCGGTGAACACGGCGCTCGGTGACGTGCGCACGAAGTTCAACGCGTGGGCCGGTATCAGGGAGACGCCGTCGGTTGCATCGCTCGCAACCTCGACGGGCGCCGGGGCGCTGCTCTCGGGTCTGCTCGGCGGCGCATCGGGTGCCACGCCACACCTGATGACGCTGACGTCCGATGCCGGTGACACATTCCACTTCAACCTGTCGACCGCAGCCTTCGACAAGCTACGGCGCACGACGAAATACAAGGTCGCGTCGCAGGAGCGCCTGAACCGGCAGGAGGCGCTGCAGGCGGTCAGCCAGGGCGGCGAGACCATCACGCTCTCCGGCGTGGTGTTTGCCGCGTCCGGACCGGGGGCGAAGCAGATCGATGCCCTGCGCGCGATTGGCGATCGCATGGTGCCCGTGCAGCTCACGACCGGCTACGGCGAGGTGCTCGGCCGCTGGTATCTGCAGGGCGTCGACGAAGAGCAGGAGGCGCTGATGTCGGACGGCGCCCCGCGCAAACAGACCTTCAGCCTGGAGTTCGGCCGCTATGGCGAAGACTATAAGAACCTCTGACGGCGACGTGCTCGACGAGCTCTGTTACGCGTTCTACGGAGCGCTCGCGGGTGTAGTCGAGGCGATCTATGAAGCGAATCCGGGGCTCGCGGCACGCACGCAACCGTTTGCTGCGGGCATCCTCATCACGCTGCCCGATCTCGACGTGCAGCGCGATGAACCGGTCCAGCTCTGGACATAGGGAAGACTTATGCAGGCCATTTTCCAGATCGTCGCGAACGGCGACGACATCACGCGCGTGATCCAGGATCGCGTGCTGCGCATCCGGACGGTGGACAAACCGGGGCTTGAGTCGGACGAGTGCGAGATCGAGCTCGACGATCGCGACGGCAGGATCCAGTTTCCGCCCAAGGGCGCGACGCTGAAAATCTCGCTCGGCTGGAGCGGCAGGGGCCTGTCGTTCCTGGGTGAATACGCGGTCGACGAGGTTGCGCTCAAGGGGCCGCCCGCCTCGGTGGTGATCCGTGGCAAGCCCGCGAACATGCGCGCCACCGCCAAGACGCACCGGTACGGCAGCTGGGAGAACGTGAAGCTCGCGGACATCGTCGGTGACGTGGCCCGCCGCAATAAATGGACGGCCGCATGCAGTGTCGACGCGCAGGTGCCGCGTGCCGACCAGTTCGGCGAAAGTGATCTGCATTTCATCACGCGGCTCGCGCGGCAGCATGGTGCCACGGCGACAGTGAAGGCGGGCAGGCTGATCGTCGTGGGTCGCGGCGCCGGCCGGAGCGTGAGCGGCAAGCCACTGCCCACGATCACGCTGACGCCCGACATGCTGCTCGACTACGAGATCACGTTTCCGGACCGCGCGAGCTTCGTCGCGGTGCGCACGAAGGTGCACGACACGAAGACCGGAAAGAAGATCGATCTGACGATCCCGAACCCGGATGCGCCGCCTGGTGCGTCCGCGGTGCACACCGAGCGGCATGCGTTCGCGAGCCCCGAAGCCGCGAAAGCCGCGGCAAACGCCCGCCTGCAGAAGCTGAATCACCATACCGCGAAAAGCACGATGACGATGACTGGCCGGGCCGATTTCGCGGCCGAGAAGACCGTCACGCTGAAGGGCTTCAAGAAGGAGGCGGACGGCGACTTCCTCGTCGAGTCGGTGACGAACACCTATGCGGGGCGCAGCTGGGAAACGCAGGTCGAGCTGAATGCCGGCAACAGCGGGAAGGCGAAGGTCGGTCACGGGAAAAAGAAGGGCAGGAAGATCAGTCTGGTGGTGCCGGCGCCGCCGCACTGACGCGATCGACGGAAGATAACCAGCAGCATCACAAAGGCCGCCCGCGCCCGCATATGGGACGCGAGGCGGCTTTTTTATTAACGGACGGCCCGATGGGTGAACAGCACAACAACGATCTGGCGGTGCAGATCGCACGTTTCGGCGAGCAGCTGCGCAGCGTCGCGGCAAGCCTCGAGGACATCAAGACATCGGTGCAGCCGGTCGTCGCGCTCGATCGCGCGCTCGCGCAGATGTCGATTCACAACCAGAACGCGCGCAAGGACATCGAGCTGCTGTGGGCGCGGGTGGATGAGGGGAAGAAGGAACGCGATGCGCTCGAGGCGCAGATCGGCGGCGTCGACGACCGGGTGGCCGCGATGAAGAACACGGCGCGGGGCGCGATGTGGGTGCTCGGAATTGTGCTTGGCATCGTCCAGACGTTTCTCGTCGGCTCGATCGTGTGGGTGTTCACCCATATCAATGAAGGTGACATCCTCAACCGCTTGCAGCAGCAGCGCCTCGAGGTGCTGGAGCAGACCATGACGCGGGAAACCAGACAGGGAACGAAGCAATGACACTTGATGAAAAAATCGATGCGCTGATCGGCCGCGAGGGCGGCTACGCGAACAATGCAGCCGACGCCGGCGGCGAGACGATGTGGGGCGTGACCGCCGCCGTCGCGCGCGCGTTTGGCTATACCGGCGCGATGCGCGACATGCCACGTTCGACGGCGACCCAGATCTATCGCGACCGCTACTGGCAGCAGCCGAAGTTCGATCTGGTCGACGCCGTCTCGCCGGCGCTCGCGGAGAAGCTGTTCGACATCGGCGTGAACGCGGGACCGGTGACGGGCGTGCGCTTCCTGCAGCGTGCGCTGAACGTGCTGAACCAGAACCAGCGCGCGTTTGCCGATATTGCCACCGACGGTGGCATCGGCGCCATGACGATTGCGGCGCTGAAAGCCTTCCTCGCGGCACGCGGTGCGGACGGCCATCGGGTGCTGCTGGGCATGGTGACCGCCCAGCAGTCGGTCTATTACATCGAGTGTGCCGAAAAGCGCGCGGAGAACGAGACGTTCGAATACGGCTGGCAGCTCAATCGTGCACTGGGGGTGAGCGCATGATGGATGTCCTGAAAACGGTCGCGCCGTGGCTCGTCACGGCATTGACGGGCGGGGTGCCGGGCATCGCCGCGATGGCCGCTTCGGCGATCGCCGGCAGGCTCGGTCTCACCGATGGTTCAGTTGACGCGGTCAGGTCCGCACTGACCGGCCAGCAGATGACGCCCGAGCAGCTGCTCGCGCTCAGGCAGGCCGACGACGATTTCGCGCTGAAGATGCGGCAGGCGGGTTTCACGCACGCGGAGAACATGGCCGGCATCCAGGTGCAGGCCGACCGGGTGGCGGCCGACGATCGCGCGAGCGCCCGCAACTTTGCGGCGGCGGAGCACGACCATACGGCGCGCAATCTGGCCTATATGTATACGGTCGCGCTCTTCGCGGTGATTGGTCTTGAGTTCCTGCTGGCGGCCAGACAGATCCGGCTTGACGACGGCGTGATGCGGGCGCTCGATACGCTGTTCGGCATTCTGATCGCGATGGTGCTCGGCTCGAAGGAGTATTTCTTCGGCTCGTCGTCGCGTGCCGACAGGCAGGCTGCGGCGATCACGCAGTTCGCGGTGTCGCCGGATACGGTGGTCTCGCGGGCGCAACTGCCCGGCGAGGGCGAAGCACGATAGGTCACCTTCTCCACAGCACACCGCTCATGTAGCCGTCCATCGTGGGCGGCCAAAGTCACTTTGACCGCGCATCACCGCGTGGGAGAAGACAGGGCGACGTCAGGCATGTTCGCGCATTCCCGACGCCACCTTTCCACTGAACCAGCCAGTGAATTAGCCAGGGCCCTGACACCTACCGGTAGGCGGGCCGAATTCTAACTTAAAAAAGAAAAGGCAATTCCAGATATGGCAAATCCCATCGTTCCATGGATCGGCGGCAAGCGCCGCCTCGCGGACCATCTCATTCCGCGGTTTCCCGAACATGACTGTTACGTCGAGGTCTTCGCGGGCGGGGCCGCGTTGTACTTCATGCGACCGCCCGCGAAAGTCGAGGTGATCAACGACATCAACGGCGAGCTGGTGAACCTGTACCGCGTCGTGCAGCATCACCTCGAGGAGTTCGTGCGCCAGTTCAAGTGGGCGCTCACCAGCCGTCAGGTGTTCAGATGGCTGCAGGATACGCTCCCGGAAACGCTCACCGATATCCAGCGGGCGGCACGCTTCTATTACCTGCAGCAGAACTGTTTCGGCGGGAAGATCGAGGGGCAGTCGTTCGGCACGGCGACGACCACGCCACCGGGACTAAATCTCTTGCGGCTCGAGGAGACGCTGTCGGCCGCGCACCTGCGCCTTTCCAACACGTTCGTCGAGCGGCTCGACTGGAAGGCGTGTATCGACAAGTACGACCGACCGCACACGCTGTTCTACCTGGATCCACCGTACTGGCAGACCGAAGGCTATGGGGTGCCGTTTCCGTACTCCGAATACCTTGAGATGGCGGCCCGCCTGCGATCGCTGAAGGGCAGGGCGATCGTCAGCCTCAATGATCATCCGGACATCCGCCGGGCGTTCGACGGTTTTCACATCGAGACGGTGGATATCAGGTACACAGTCGGAGGCGGTGGACGGGAGGCGTTGCGAAAGGAGGTGATTATTTTCAGTTGGGATGACGCGGCGCGGCCCGTGGGGCTGTTCTAATCGATGGTGCCGGCGCAACGGATCGCGCCGGCATTGCACTTACAGGTCCGTAAAGGCGGGCAGGAGATCCTGATCGACAAGCCGGACCTCGATGCGATTTGCTGTCTCGATGTGCTCGGGATTCTTCATCGAGAAAGGAGCGTCAGTTATGCTGACGACGATCGTGCCGGTCTGCGCCTTGCCAGCCTCCGGGACCGGAACAATCTCACGTGCTTCCGGAACCTGCTGCTGTGTTATCACGGTTGGCAGGTACAGCATCCAGCCGACGCCGGGCTTATCATCAAACACTTGCTTTGCTACATAGCTTCGTGGAGAGACCGTGACATACGCCGGATTAAATGCCTTAACAATGGAGCCGACGATTTTCAGTACCGCATCGAGATTGCTGAGGATCGCTGAATCCGCCAGCGATAACTCAAACGAGTTATAGACGCCCGCTTCGTTGAGATGACACGCGAGTGTCGCACCGCGCGAGTCGCCTTCGTTGCCGTCCCAAAGCGCCACATACGTCGTCGTCGGATCTGCCGCAAATTTGTGCTTCAGTACGGCAAGGATTGCTGTTGACGGCGCCCCGTCTTCGAACGCGGGGTAGAGCAACGCTTCGTCGCGGCTTTTTCCGCGTGCATACCAGCGATTAAACTTCTGGTCGATTTCGGCCAACCCGGTCGTCACAACATGAATTCGCGACAGCGCCTCTTCGAAGTTCATGGGATCGAGTGTTGCGTCCTTAAATTGAAGCCTGAAATCCATGATCGTCTCGGGTTACGGTTGTACGACGGACTGTACTTGGTAAGTGGTCAGGTAGGGAAGCATGAACTCCCACGCATCGGCCTCTTCAAAGTACCATTTGAGACGAGCCGGAGGATTTGCGTTCACCTTTTTTGCTTGTCGGATCAAGGCATTTTGAAGGTCTTCGTATCCGTCGAACCATTCACGCGGCTGGAGTTCTCCGTTCTCGTCGCGCTCGAGGAACTTGGCGTAGCGCGACTTTGCTTCTTGCAGCAAGCATTCGGCTGGCACGAACCCGTCGAAATCAGTTCCGAGCCACACCCATTCCTCGCTCCACCCCTCCTCGACGCTGTACGGCCGTCCGGTGATGCGGCCTTGGTACGTTCGAGCATGTGCAGACATGTGATGGTTTCTGCGTAGAGGCTGTCCGGACTCTTCCGGCGGGCATTTTTTGCATTTCTCTCCGGTGCGCGGGACGGACTTGGCGTCGGTCTTGGCTTTACTCTCGTCCTTCGGCGTATCGCTAGACAGGCTCGCCGTTCCCGCGAGGCCGAGCCCGCCCAACAAGGCGACGCCAGCTCGCGCCAATACCGGCCCAAGCTCCGCCGCTGCTGCTTCTATTATCGGTACCGCGAACCCCGCCATCTGGTGATCTCCTGTCGTATTCTGGATGTTCGATGCGCCATTTCATGACGCGGAAATAGTCGTGAAAGCGTTCGTCCGGCAATCGCCCGGGGCGGGTGAGCCACGCACGTGTCGCCGGCTTTGTGTAGAAGCTCGGGGCGTATGCTTCGATGTGGAGAAACGCTTCGACGTTTTCGTCCGCCTGGATGCCGAGCTGACGCGCGGCAACGTATGCGTTCCAGAGACGCGTCGACAGCGTGCTGTCATCGGCAAGTTTCGGATCAGCTTTGACAAGATCCTGTTTGACGCGCTCGACATATCCGCGTGCGTCGATCCCGGCAAGACCGGCGACCTGTTCGCTTGTCAGCTCAAGCATGCGGGTGTACTCCCTGCAATTTGCCGTTCACTTCGACGAGCCAGTCAAATGTCGAGACGAAGAACTGCATGCGCTGCGTGAATTCCATCAGCGACGCAATATCGGCCATGATGCGTGCGTCGTAGAACCGAAGGAGGGCAGTGCGTCCATCCGGCAATCGCGCGTCGAGTCGACTGCGCAGCTCGTCGGCCAGCGATTCAAGCGGATATCCGCTAATCAGCCAGGACACGCCGGTAGAGCTGCTGGCCATTGCGGAAAGAGTCTGGCGGGTATTGTCGGGCGCTCGCTCGTAGTCGATGAGCCACGGGCCGGCATCGGCCAGCGACGCGTCCTGTGTGCTGTCGAACACGGCTACGGCCGACTGCGATCGCTGGGGTGATGACCCGTTGGCCGCGTCAGCATATAGAAGGCCATCGACAAGGGCATACAGATGCACCTGCATGGTCAACTGCTGTTGACGCTTGAAGAAAAAAGCTTCGATCGAATTTTCGGTCATGTGCTACCCGCGCGCGATCATCGTTGCAGCATTCTCGGCCGCAGCTTTCAGGCACTCGAGACACAGCGTCGGCGAGGGTGCAAGCGCTACTGCAGTGGCGGCGACGGCCGCAACTGCGCCGCCAGTCGTCGCTTCGCCAGTTCCGGTGTCGTCGAGCGTCGCGGACGACTGTGAGGCGATTAGCGTCGCTCCGCACGCGGTTTTCATACCTTCGATGGCGGTTTCCCGTCCATCAAAGGTGTGCGGGTATCGCCGCCCCGTGGCGGGGAGGATCGGAAAGACCCCCTTGCATTGTGGGCAAAGTACCTTGTGCCCGACGCCTGCGATGGGTTTCCCGTCAATGGTCGCGGTCCCGGTGCCCTCTAGCACGCGTCCGCCGTGCGTCGTCGTGTCGCCGACGCAGATCATGGCTCGGGCCATACGTTCTCTCGGAGGTGTGGTTTTCGTATGAATTTACCATTTCCAGGAGAACCGTCGACCGTTGGCTATCTTGCATTCGGTCAATTCTTGTTAATCGAAGTGAGCGCCGTCGATCATTCGAAGGAGCGGTTGCCTTGCCGCCACACTGGCAGGAGGAACTGATGAGTGTAATCGAGTGTAATCGATTCTGCCGCATGTAACACCTATATTGGCATCACTCTTTCGCAATCCATCGGTCATTCCGGGAAAGATTCCCAAGGCGAGAGAGATCTAGATGGAAAAATACAACCCGCATATCTAATTTGGAGAGAAATCGTGAGTGATCAGAATGTCTTGAAGGCTGGTCGGCATAACACCCTCGCCGCATCGTCGCACAAAATACCCCTCAGCTATACTGTGACCGTCGGCGACGATGGAACATGGCTTCACCCCGTTGATAAATTATTTATATTCGCATATTTGCCGAACTCCGCCACTGCTAACGAAAAGGCAATCCTCACCTCGGCTTTCGAAGCTGCATTGCAAGTGCCAAACGATATAAAGGACCAAATTAAGAACTTGGGCGGGGAGAGTTACTTGGGGATGGATTACTTCCTTGACCCCGACCTCGTTACCAAAGCGCTAAACAACGTTACTGGCATGTCCGAAATTGGAGGAAGTTCCGGCGGCGATAGCGGCACTGAAGTTACAGTGCAAATAATGAATGATTTCTTCCAAGTCGTTCTGTCCGCGCTAGGCGGCGACGCAAGCGTAATGCAATCGTGGCTGCAAACACAAATGCAGGGATTTCAGATCCAGATTGGGAAAGAAAATAATTATAAGAACTTCGGCACTATTGTTGGCACGGTTTCGTTAGTTGAAGGATTAGACGTTCCGGTCACCAACTTTCAGTACGTTTATTCTGATTACAACACTGCTCAATGGGTTGTGAAACTGAGTTGCAGTAGCCAGACCGAACAATCTTTCAGCTATAACTACGACGTGACCAATTTCCTGTACGAGCTTCCTCAGAATTTCTAACCTGAGCGATAAATGCCCTCGCGCATAACGCGCGAGGCATTTAACTCCGACCTTCTTTGTATGCAGATGGGGGTTGTGTCGCGATAAGTTTGGCGAGGCGGTGCGGCGTCTCTAGCGCGCCTCATGCGACAGGCATAACCCGACCCGAGGCGGTCGGTCGAGATGTGGCAAAGCCTATGGCCGTTTCCAAGGTACTGCGGCCCTTGTGTCCACCGACGCCATCACCGTTGCAGGCTACGCTGAGTCCCGGCCCATCACCTCCGTACTGTTGAGGGATTTTCTATCGTCTTCTCTGTTTCAAACAAGGTTGCTGTGGCTTTAATGAAGCGCACGCAGTTTTCCTTGGTGGAACGATCACTGTCCGCCATATGCATGATTTTGTTTCTAAGATCAAATAGCGAACCCAGATCATTCGCCAGTTTTCTGAAACTGCTCTTCCTATCTTCCGTCAGCAAGTTGGGGAGGAATTTCTTCAAATACTGGTTGATATTGGCGCCTTCGATCATCGCCCGCATATCTGCATCCAGATTTTCCGGGATCGCCCTCAGCACCATCATCCGCATAAATACCTCGCAAGCAATGGCGAGATCAATTATCGAGCGGCGGTAGTCGTGGCGATTTAAATTTTCCCGTGCGTCATCTAATAAGAGGATATAAACGGGAACTTCCTCACGCGCCTGGAGAGATGTCTGTGCGTGAGCCCATCCAGTGGCCGTGATTTCTGTCGTCATCAAAATCTCGGTTATCCCGCTAATCGACCATACATAACACTTCGACTCCGTGTCACGTAGCGTGTTCTGCCATAGGACTCTGGGGCCGGGAAGCGGTGGTCTACCTATTCGATGGTTATCACACCGCCATCTCATTATTGAAATCCAGTATTCAAATGCCTCGTGAGCGATCTCGTCAACACGTTCCCCGATTGCTTTTAGGCGGACCTTATCGGCCTCTGGAATCAATTCGGTGGTATGGGGTTTTTGTTTCAATACTGCCGACGGTAGGGTGATAGTGTCGCCGATTTTCACCTCTATCTGGATAGCGTTAATGTCCACCGTGAGAATGATCTGCTTGTGGTCCTCCTCGCGGTACGACCGGCGGTGCGCGATAGAAAATTCGTGGAGATTGTTGGAAATACTCTCGGGACCCGGTAAAGCAACGGTGACGGTCGCACTGTCAAAAGGAAATACATGCGTCATCCCCATCAATGCGTACTCGACCGTCAAGTAATCGATCTGAAAGCGGTGCAGTGATTCAAGGTTTATTGTCTTGGATTCGTTCATATTTTGTTCTACGCAATTCAATAAGAGGAGTGACGCCAGTCCGCACAT